GTTAGGCGCTGCACATTACCACGGGTCAATCCAACGATATCGCCGTAAAAAATGCTAGTCGCATATCCGTAAGGGATCGCGTATTCACGGGTAGAACCCGCAAACACTTGACCACCGATCAAATTGATCGGCTTTAGGCCGTAGGGGGCCGCAACAACGGGATAAGCCATTTAAGACTCCTTTTAAAAGTTACTTAGAACCAGAACCAAATCCAGCGCCTTTGCTCGTCGTAGATTTTCTCTCCGAAAACAATGGCATGCGTGGATCACTATTTCGCATGAAGTGGTTGTCCACCGAAGACATGTTTGCTTCCGCTTGGTTTTCGTAATACTCTTTAATAGCCGCTAAGTCTTCGGTAAGCATCTTACAAAGAATAAGCCCACCAATTTCTACGTTGCCAGTAGGATTACCAACCAACATTAACTCCGGATGGTCCTCTGCTTTCACCGGTGTCCAGCCATCACGAAACTTGCGAGACGTGTTAGTCGGATCAGCCTGCCCCAAGACATGCGTCGCTACCCAGCGATACGAATATCCCGGCTCAGGAGTGGGATCGGGCAAAGAACTCGTAGGTCTATAGACCTTACGAACAGTTTTTTCGCGTGACAGAGTGTCACGGGGGGTACGGTTTTCAGCCATTTTGATTCTCCAATCTCGCTACTTGCGCAGCATACTGTTGAGGGGTTAATTTAAACTTTTCTGCTAACGCCAACTGAGTTTTCGTTAACTGAACTGTTCTCTTACCTGACGAGCGTGTCGCAGGCGCAACCACAGAAGCAGGTTTTCTCGGAGTATCACCGGACCTTGGCTTGTCTTCATTACCACCGAAAACTTCAGGGAACTTCGACTTCACGCGAGCATCAATTTGCTCGAAATATTCATCAGATCGCGGGTCAGAACCCGAATTGACTAGTTTTTGATGCAGCCCTAGTGCGTAGCTGGTAACTTCTTCGAACCCGTTTGCTCCGAACCACTGGTTTTTTGCTTGCCAGCGCAAGGTTTTTTCGTCCGGTTGAACACGTTGAGGTTCTTGATAGCTCGTTTGTACCTCAAAATTTTCATCTTGTAAAGGGGTTTGACGAAAATTTTTCGCATTCTCCAATTTCATCTTGGCATCAAGCAACGCTTCTTGTGCTGCAAGGATAGCGTCGGAGTCAAAAGCCTCCTGTGCTGCCTTGTATTCACGACGTGCTTTGTCCAACTCAGCTTCAGCAGCGGTTTTAGCCATCTGCGTGTACTGTTCGGAGCCTGTATTGACGTTTTGGCGTAGCTTTTTATTCTCGTCCAACAAGCGCTGTGTAAGAACTTCGAGTTCTTGCTTTTCCCGCAAAGTAGCTTCTTTGGCTCTGCGTTCGTCGTGACGGGCATGAGTTAACTCCTTAATACGCTTTTGCGCACCTTGGGTGTACTGCTCAATCTCGTCGTCCGTCGGGTCTTCGACTTCCCTGTCTAACGGTTTACGACCACGGTCTTGTTCCGGCGTATCGTCAACAACTTCAACTTCAAAGTCATCGTCTCCGACAACTTCTACTTTGACGTCTTCGATCTCGTCAGGGAACTTAAATTGTTCTCCAGCCATTTCTACTCCTTTAAGCGCGGGTTATCCCACGAGGGTCTTGCACAACACATTCCACTTGATCGTCATAGATCACGCGGAACTCTTTACCGAAAATCTTCATACGCGTACCTGTGTACGTACGTACCAAGACGAAGTCACCTTCTTTGCACCAAGGACCTGATGGGAACTTAGTGGTGTCTTTGTACGCATCTGGCCCTAAACGCATGACAAACAACACCGTGGTGGCGTGTTCTTCTTGACGCATAGTTGCCGTGTCTCGAACTAAGTCGAGTTCTGTCCCAGCTATCTTGGCATCTACCGGAGGGACGATGCACAGGATTTTGTAGCCTGTTGGGGTTGGTAACGCAGTCGCTTTGGTTTCTTCCGTAGCGTCTGGTTCGGGTGTGTCCAATTGTTGGACAGAGGGCGGTAATTGAATACCGGGAGGCAGGAGTATTTCACTCATCTGATTCGTCAACTTTCTTTGCAAGGTCGAGTAAGTAACCCTCTGCGATGGCTAGACCATGAATCACCCCACAGAGTTTTTGATATTGGTCGAACGTCTGGCAGGTGCCTGCGGCGAGGTCATCTGCGTAGTTGTTCATATCGGTACGTATTTTTTCGCGCAATACGCGTGCGAATTCAGTGATCATTTGTTAGGAGTTTCCTTTGGTTTGTTGCGTGCTAATTCAGCACGGATGGCAGCTTGCTCACGCTGGTGTTCTAGGTTCTGACGATGGACCTCTTGTTTATGCGTCAGGTTTTGATTGTGTTGTTGCGCTGCCATCACAGTTCTAGACTGCATAGCCGCGAGTTCTTGTTGTTTTCTTGATTGCTCCGCTTGGAGTTCTTGTTGCGTACGGATGTTTGCCAACTCTGGGTGCTCCCCAATAGCCTTGCGTTCTTCCAAGTGCATGCGGTCGGCTTTATCAGCAGCATCAACTTGTAGTTTCTTTTCCTCAAGTTTGAGTTTGTCTGCTTGGGCTGCCGCGTCAATCTGCATCTTCTGCTGTTTAAGTTGCAACTCGCCTTGCTTGATCTGCAACTCTTGTTGTTGCATTTGAATCAACGGGTCTTGGGCTTGTTGCTGGGCTTGGGCCTGTGCAGCCTGCGCTTGGTTTTGCTGAAGCACTTGGTTTGCCGCCTGCGCCATCATGCCCGACAACGCCAACTCCATTTCTGGTGGCAACTTCTCGTCTTCTGGAGGCAGAGGCATACCCAACTGTTGCTCGATCTTGGCACGGTAGGCATAGCCAACGTGTTCGGAAATGTGCGCCATCATTGCTGCTTGCATCATTGGTGCCTTGGGGTTTTGTCCCACCAATTGCTGAACTATGGGGTCCTGCACCATAGCCATGTGCACCTTGATATGCGCCTCGTGGTCTTGGTAGAAGAACGCTTTCATTGGCTCCATGCGTAGCGCTGCCATGTTCTCGGACACTGGGTCTTTTGGCTTCTCGTCGTCTGGCAACGGGATTAACTTGTCTGGGTTCTTAATGCCAAGAACCTCCAGCATCCTGCGGTGCAGTTGTGGCAAGTCGTAAATGTCCGGAGCCATCTGCGCCATCTGAATGACCGCTTGGTACTGGACAACACGCTGGCTCATGGTCGCAGCGTTGGGGTCGCTAACAGGAATAATGTCTATATGCTCGTAGTCCTCATGACGCGCTGAACGACTGCCTTTATCCGGATCAAAGTTGTACTCAGGGTCTGCGTTATCACGAATGATGACTGCTAACAGCCCCAACTCTTGCTTGAATGTGTAGTGCAGACGCGCTTGTACAGCCGTCATGACCTTTAGCTGGCGCTCTAGGAGAGCCAGCGTTGTGCCTACAGGAGCCTGTGCAGACATGTCGGACACTTTCATGTCCGCAGTAGCCGCAAAACGACGCCCCTCTTCTACGATCGTGCCCAACAACTGGGCTAGAACCGCGCTTGGCTCTTTATATGGCAGGGGGAGGATGTTCTCCCGCAATGCACCAGAGCCAATATCTACGTCGCGGAATTCTCCGGGGGCGATCGGCGTGTCATCACCCTTAATGCGAAGTCCACGGGACTTAAGGCCGCCGGGGAGGTTCGATAGTGTTCCAGCATCCACCAACTGACGCATGATGCTTGTGGCGGACTTTGCAAATCCTCCAATGAGGTGGAAGAGTCCGAAGCCGTAGGCTCCAAAGCCGGGGATGTATTGGTAGTGGACGAAGTGCTGGCGCTTGAGTCGAAGGGGGTCTTCTTCTTTCCAGTTGCGACGAATGGACAGGACTTCATTGGAGCCTTTTATTAGGGTAACTACGTATGGTAATGCTATGCCGGTTTCTTCGCCGTCATCGTCTTTGTCTTCAAAGCCCTTGAGATCAATGTCAACATGAACCTCATACATTGTGTAGCGATCGTCGTTCAGATCGTTAAAGCCCGTCTCTTTGTCCTTGGCTTTCTTGATGTCATCTTGTGAAGACTTGACTGGGTCAGGCAGGTCAATGTCGCGGTAGAAGCCCGCTTGCTGCAGTTTAAGAATCTCGTTCTTGGTTTTGCGCATGACGTGCGTCACGCGATAACAAGTGTCCATGTCCGTCGCGCCGTAGGGCAGGATGATGTCCTCTGCTGGAATGAACATCGAGACTTGGCGACCAAGGTTAGGGTCTTCGTAAACTTTCTTGAATGCTGAGCCAGTGGCAGGCAGTGACCACAACATGCGCTCTTGTTCTGGACGGAACTCTTTCATGACCTCCGTCAACTGGTAGTTCATGTCTTCCTCGACACGCTGTGCAGCTTCTTTCTTTTGTGGAGTTTCTTTACCAATAATTTTTGTGCGCACGGGTCCCTGCGCAGGGAACATCTCCGTGATTGTCTCGCTCTGGAAGCGTACCACAGCTTCTGTGATCATCGGGTGGAACACGCCTGACGCGCCGTTCCAAGGTTCTGTGCGTTCTTCGTACTGAAGACCGAGAAGTTTTAAGCCCTGTGTGTAGGCTTTCTCCCAGTCCTTGCGTGAGTTCTTGTCGTTGTCAATATCTTCAGCCAAGTCGCTTGCGAACAAGTCCATCGCGCTCTCGTCCATCTCCTCAGCCAAGTTGGCGTTGAAGTCATCGCCATCATCTTCACTTGGCTCAATGTGGATTTCTAAGTCCCCTGCACGAATGTTGACCGCTTCTGGATCAATGATCTCGATCTCAAAATCTTCTGGCTGGTCTTGCGCCAACTCCTCGATACCTTGTGGTTGTTGGTATAGCGCTTTGTCGATATTGGTTGCCATGTTGGTCCTCAGTAGTAAGCGTGTTGCTTACGTTTAAAAATTATTGGCTCATCTTTCTCATCGCTGTCGAGCGATATGAACCCGCCTTGTCTGAACCGCATCAATGCTTGGGATGTTGTATCAACGAAGTCGTCATGCTCACCAACTGGGAACGATGCAACTTCCTCAATCACTTCACGCGCCCAACGCGTGTCTGGAGCCCACACCATGCCTGATGCAAAAAGGTCTGCAATCGCATTCAATCGTACCATCTTGTCGTTGCCACGACTAGGGTTTGTCTCCCACGCAGGTATGCCCATCGCTCTGAACTCTTGAATAAGTGGTGCGCCAGCAGACTTCTTCTCCACAATAAACGCATCAGGCTCCCACTCTCTGTAGTGTTTGAGTGCTGTGGCCTTTAACTCTGGGAATGTGAGGCGATCTTTGAACGCGTCGAGCAAAATGATCTGCGCTGCGCCCTTTTCTTCCTCGTTATAGAACACCCCCCACGTCGTACAGGCGGAATAGTCCGAGTTTGTCTTGACTTCGTGCGCCGTATCCCATGACTGGATGATGTAATCGCAGGTTGGTGGCTCATCGGGCTCCCATACCCGCCACATCTTCCTCGAAATGACCGCACTGTTGTCGGAAGTGGGCTGCTGCATGTACTGCGCGTTCCAATACCGTGGGTCAATAGACGCTTTCGCACTCTTTAACGCCGTCAGAGGCCACTGCTCAGGCCAAAGAGACTTCTCGTTCTCCGTACCCTCGTGCAATATGGCCGGTAACTCCACAATCTCCCAGCGTGGGGAGTCAGGGTTACGAGTTTGGTAGTCAATGATGCGCCCAGTCAAGTCTAGCGTCCCCCAACGGGTCATCAC